CACCACCTTGACCGGGAATCGTGTCCGCAAAAACCAGATCATGCTCCAGCCCAGCAGCGTCGATTTTCCAACGCCATGTCCCGACCGAATCGAAATTCGCGTGCGGCCCTGCCCGAGCTCGACCAGTACCTCGCGCTGCCAGCGATCCGGCTCGGCGCCCAGCACTTCCGTAACGAACCCGAGCGGGCTGCGCGCATAGCGTACCAGCAGCACGGCGAAGGCGTTTTTCGCGCCGGCGAGCTCGGCGGGCGAGGGCGCCAGCATTACGCCCCTTCCTCCCGCAGCCGCGCCACCAGGCCGCGCAGCCGCACCACGTCCTCCGAACCCATCGGTTTCTTCGCGCGACCCAGTTTGTGCAGGAAGTCCACCTCCTCGAGCGACAGCGCGCCGCCGTGGCGCACACAGAGCTGCAGCGCCTCCGACTGGGTCAGCCCGTTGAACTGCTCGCTGTCGCCTTTGTCGCTCATGGGAAGCCACGCGAAGGCAGCCGTCGCCTTGCAGGCGGCTTAGTCGGCGGGTTTCGCCGCATCGCCGCCCCCCTCGCTGGTGGCCGGCGCCGCGTCCCACAGCGGCAGTGCCTCGTGCGGCAGCGGCGGCAGCGCCTCGCGCAGCAGGTCGGCGTAGTCCTCTGCTTCGCCCTCGATCGGCGGCGCCTCGAGGTCCGCGGCCACCGCGCGGGCGGTTTCCAGCCGCTGCACGGCGTACAGGTGCAGATGCAGCGCCTGACCGAGCCCGCCGCCGAGGTCGACCTCCTGGCGCGGCTTGCCCCAGCCGCGGTCGGCCAGCGCGTTGGCCGCCGCCACCCGCGCCGACGGGTTTTCCCGCGCGTTGCGGCACACGTCGACCAGCGTGCGGATCACGTCGGGCGTGTAGCGCCTTGCCAGCGCGGCGATTTCCTTATCGGCGGGCCGGCCGGCCGGGTTGCCCGACCGGCCGGGCGCGAACGACGTCGCGGTCGGCGTTGGGTTGGCCATTCAGCGCCCCCGCCCGATCCGGCGATTTCCCAAAAAAATTTTTTCCGCTGGCAATTTTTCACCTCGTGCCCGCATGGGGGCGCCGCCGGCGACGGGGTGGCTTGGCGGCCCGCCGGGGGGGGGTCCAGCGGCCAGCGGCTGGCGACCCTCCCGTGCCGGAGCCGCCGACCCAGCGGTCGAGGCGCCCGCCTCAGGGGGCATCAAAGGGTGCCTCGACCGCAACCCCTTGATTTAAGCCACACTCCACCGGTCACATTATGTCAAATACTATGACCAGCTCATCGCGTGCATGCCAAACCGCAACTACAACCGCAAAAGCCGTAACGATCGAGTATCCCGATACCGGTTTTTCGGCCTCGTTACGCGGCCAACGGCCACACACTTGGTAGCCGGCTACGTCCGTACCAGGGGTTTCTGAGGCATTTCAGCGCGCTGGCGCGATCACCTGAGTTCGCACGTTGCTCGCACGCGACGATCGACTTTGTGCGATACCTTCGACCCGTAAGAGCCTATCCCTCTTCACTTCGCACAATCTTAACAATCTGTACATACATCCCTACATGCGCGCGCGCGCGCGCGCTAACACGGAAACTACCGTGAGATTGTTCAGATCGTGCGCACGGGGAATTGAGAGTTGCTATCAGTGACTTAGCTAGATCGTTGCTCGCACGGTGAAAATCATCACGTTCGTACAACGTGCGAACCCAGCGGCGTAAGGCATCTGATAACCCGTCAGCCCCTACGCCCTGGGCCAGGGGATCGCAAGGGGCTGGTAACGCCGGGATTGCGCCGATACGCTTGAGCCATGGCCTCGTTGCTGGATTATTTCTTCGCACCCCGTCGCGGCCTGCTCGACGACGAAGCGGATCCGCGGCTCGGACCGGGCGGCCTGCTGGCCACCACCGACGAGTATGGCCGCGCGCCGCCAAGCACCAGTTGGCCAGCCACGATGCTCGAGCCGCGCTGGCCGCCGGCCAATCAACTCAGCCCGCTGGCCCGCCAGGTCATGACCAACCCGGTGGGGACGGAGACGACCTCACCCTATGCGTCGCAGTCGGTGGGCGTGCCGTCAGGACCGTTCAACCCGATCGAGGCGATGACGACCAGCGGCCAGCCAATCCTCGGCACCGACATGGACAGGGCGCGGGCGCGGGTGGCAGAGATCATGCAGGAGGCGCCGGCGATGGTGCTCGGCATGGTGGGCGACGCGCCGGGTGGTAAAACCGGCGGCATGAAGACCCCAGATGCGCTCTTCGACTGGACGCCTGGCGGCGGTAGCAAGACGGCGCAGATAGGCAAGACGGAAATCACCTATGGCCTGGACCGTGCCGGCGATACCGGTGAGGTGATTCTAGTCAAGACTCCAGCGGAATATCGCGGCCAAGGGCAAGCCCGCGATGCGATGCAACAATTCGTTGCTCATGCCGACACTCAGGGAACAACCCTATTTCTCAATGCCGACCCGATGGATAAGGGCGTCTCCAAGGGCGGCTTAGATCGGTTCTATCGTTCTCTTGGTTTCGTCAAGAATATGGGGAAGCGTAAGGATTTCCGGTCTACGGCGGAATATGTGCGGCAACCACAGACGCAAGACCCAGACTCAGGCGGCACAGGTGCCGTCGCCGGAACCCAGCAACCGAGCCAATGAGCGACACCCTCGTCAACCATCTCGCGTATACAAAAATGAGGCAGCGCAATCAGCCGGCGCTCCAGCACCGCCCCGTCGAGAACGCCAGCCTGACGCTGCTACAGCGCGGCCGCCAGGGCTACAGCGACGCGCGCGCCGGTAAGGGCTACCCCTACGCCTACGACGACTGGAGCGAGGACGAGCAGCTGGCCTACGAGACCGGCCGGCTGTGGCTGGCCAACCTGGCGCAAGCGGCGCTGCGCGCGCCCGCCTGGCGCAGCTACAGCGTACCGGATCGGTTGCTCGCGGCCAATCAACAGGCCCACGATAAGGTCGGGTCACCGGTGCCGCTCGGCCGGCGGCCGGCCACCCGCACACCCCTGCGCCTCGAGCCGATGGTGCTGCCACGCCAACGGCGACACTGAGCGGCATATTAGACAGGTGGGGAATTGCGTCCGCTAAGGTCGTTTGCGGACGGAATATCAGGCCAGCCCGACTTCTCGGCTGGCGACTGGCCCGCTGATGCCAGACACCGGCGGGTAGGCATGCGCCACGCCCGGCGGCCACGACAACCGGCGCACTACCATCTCCAGCGTGGCTATTCGCTGATGCAGCCGGCCGACCTCTTTCCACAGGCAGACTACGGTGAACCCCAGCGCGGTCGCGCTTAGGCCAACCATCACGAGGGCTACCTCGACCATCGGGCTTCCTCCGCTACGGAATATGTCCGCCGATCTTACCGCGTAGAGTTGTCAGCCATCGGCCACTCCTGCAAACGCTATCGTCCATACATCTGCATCAGACGACATTTTGTCGTTGGCAGTCGCCGGCGAGTAGTTTTCTCTCATTCGGTCGGCAAGGCGCCGTCGCCCTCGAGGTCGAGGAACAGCCAGAGCGGCACCAGCACCACGCGGTGATTGCCATCGCGGAAATACACCGGCCGGTCGTGTGCGACCGCGCCCGGCGCGCGCATCAGCTGCGAGCGCCACACGCCCGACGTGCCGCTGACGCCCGCCCAGTGGGTGCCGGCCATGATATGATTGAGCTGCGCCGACAGATTCGCCACCGCGACGTAGCGCAACAACTTGTCGTCGCTGTCGCGCAGCGACGTGACCTTCATGCCGTAGCCCATCAGGCAGCGCTGCGCCTCGAGGCAGTCTTCGTTGGTGCGCGCGAAATGCTCGGCGTCGTCCTCGCTGCGCGCCGGCGGCTGCAGATCGCCTTGCGGCTGCTCGAGGCGGATCGACAACCCGGCCGCCTGGCGGATCAACTCACCGAGCGGCCGGCGTTCGTTGCCGCGGAACTGGTCGGTCATATAGCCGCGGACGTGGTTGATGATGTGCAGGTAGTCCGGCATCTCCTCGAGCGCCTGCTGGCGTCCCATCGCCAGCAGATCCGCCTCCACGCACGCGAGCTCGCGCTCCGGATCCGCCGCGTCGAACATCAGCACCGAGGCGCACGCGAACAGCGTGCCGTAGGTGTCGGCGCCGCGACCGTCCCAGCCGAGCCCGATCAGGTGCCCGCGGAACCGCGGCAGCACGTCGTCACGCAGCCGCGGCCACTCGTCGCACATGCGCCGCAGCGCCCGCCGGCCGAGCGGCGCCAGCGCACCGTAGTCGAGCAGCAGCGGCTGGCCCTTCGGCAGCGCGTCGAGCTCGAGCACCGCGCAGCGCGAGCGGTCCTGCGCCTTGAGCGGCATGACATTGATCGAGCCGAACATGAACGAACTGCGCACCGGATACTGGTGCGCGCTGCCCTCGGCCGAGCCGCGCTGCACGTCGCCGCCGCTGTACGAGGTGCGCATCATCTCGACCAGCTGGGTGAGCTTGCGGTTGTCCAGGCTGGGCTCCGCCTCGTCGAGCTGCACCGGGATGCAATCATAGCCGAGCATCTGCCAGCAGCCGGCCGCCGTGGTGTTGGTGCTGCGCAGGATCGATTCGCCACCGCCGAACAGCCCGCACACGCAGCGCTCGAGCAGCGTGGTTTTGCCGGTGCCGCGATTGCCGGTCACCCACACCGCGGGCCGCACATCGAGCGCGCCGGCGATCATCGCGCTGCCGCACCAGCCTAACAAGAGACGTTTGGCAAGCTCGGGTTGTTTGAATTGCCATTTGTCGAGCAGCGCCAGCACCGCCTCGCCCACCGAATCATCGACCGGCTCGCTCGCCGGACGCATCAGCGGCGGACCCTGCGGATAGATCTTTTCGCCGCGCAGGCCGGGCTCCAGCAGCCCGTGGCGGGTCCACAGCCTGTCGCCGAGATGCAAGACCAGATCACCGTCCTCGCCGAGCCAGGCGCCGCGGCCGCGCAGCCGGCGGCGTGGATCATAGGCGCCCTCGAAACCACAGGAATTGAACACCCAATCGCTGGCGAGGTTGGCGGCGAACGAATCCGCGCCGCTGTTCTGGCCCTTCTTCAGGCGGGGAAATTTGTCGATCAGGAAGCGCGGCCGCGCGGAAAAGAACCGCGCCAGATTGTTGCGCGACAGATCCCGCGCCGGCCACATCTGAATCGCGCCGTGGCTGTCGAGAAATGCCACGCCGGACGCCGCCAGATTGCCCAGCGGCACGAACGCCGGCCGCTCGTGGCCGCCGTCGTCGTCGTCGAGGAACGGGTTCTTGCGGCGCGGTTCCGAGGTGACCGCGCGCAGCATGCGCGCCCGCGCCGGGTCGTTGCGATTGTTACTACCGGACATCAGTGCGGCCTGCCGCGGGTGCGCTGAAACAGCGCGTGGGTATCCAGCTCGCGCAGGATCGCCTGCACCACCCCGGGGACCGCCACACGATGCAGCGCGGCGTATTCCTCCAGCGCCACCGCGCTGACCGCCGCCAGCGCCGGGATCGCCACCTCGAGCGGCGGGTCGAGCACCGCCAGCAGCTCGAGCAGCTCATCGATCAGCCGTTCGACCGCCGCCTGGTCGCTGCGTCCGGTCATGCCACGGTCTCCTGTCTGAGTGCCTGTAGCCAGGCGTTAAAATCGCTATGCCCGGGCGGCGGCTTGAGCACCGTCACCGCGCGGCCCTCGTGCAGCCAGCGGTCGATCGCCCGCTCGCAGGCGCGCCTGACGCCGGGGTGCTCGCCGTCGCGGTCCTGCACCAGCACCACGCCGACGAACTGCGCGGGCAGCGCGATATCCGCGAAATTGCCGCACGCGATGGCCGCGGCGGCGCGCAGCTCGGGGCGCATCACGGCCGCGGACAGCACCGTCTCGATGCCCTCGCCGATCAGCAGCTCCTCCTCCGGCGCGTCGCGCAGCCGCTTGCCGGAGGCGCCACGGCGCAGCGGGATAATCCCGCCGCGGTAGCTGCCCCACGCCTTACGCGCCGGCTCGCGCGCCACCTTGCCCCAGCCGCCGCCGCGCCGTGCCAGATAGGTGCAGTGCGCCGCGAGGAAGCGCCGCGTGGTGGGCTCGATCACCGGCGCGACCAGTGCCGGGTAGGCCTCGATCGCCGGGGCGCGGCCGCCGTAGTAGCAATCCGGCGCAAAGCGCAGCGCGGCGAGCGTCATCGCGTCGGTGAGCCCGCGGCCGGCCAGGTAGTTTGCCGCCGGGGTGCCGGCGATGCTGGCGCGGGCGCTGAGATATTTTGCCAGGGCGCGGCGCCGGCGCGTCTCCGCCTCAGCGGCGTCGTCCGCGACCCGGCGTTCGACGCTGGCCGCCGGCGGCGCCACCACGCCGTGGCAGCGCTCGAGCGCCCAGGCGTAGGCCGCGCGGGTGTCGCCGCCGCACAGCGCCTCGGCGACCAGGGCGAGCATATCGCCCGAGCGGTCGGGCTCCGAGGTACACAGCGCCACGCCGCGCTTGGCGCCGCGCAGCGCCACCACCCACAGTGCGCCGTCCTGGCCGTGGCCGCGCGCCTCCGCCGGTTCGACCCGGCAGTCGGCGAGGATGCCGGGCAGCACGTCCTCGCAGCGCGCCGCCAGGCTGCGGGCCAGCGCACCGGCCGGCGGCCGGCCGCCCAGGCCACGGAACGGCGGCGCCGCCACTAGTCGGCGGCTTCGGCAAGACCCTCGGCCGCGCCACCGGCGGGCGCCGCTGCCGGCGCATACCAGCGCAGCTGCAGGCTCGGCGGCCAGCCGGGCGGGCGCCAGTAGACGCCGCGCTGCACCGCCAGCACCAGCAGCGCGACGTGCTGCGCGCCGGGCACGTCGCGGGTCGCCCAGTTGGCCACCGCCGCGGGTGTCACGCCGAGTTCGCGGGCGATCGCGCTGGCGCCGCCGAGTTGCTCGATCAGCTCACGCGGCGAGCTGGCCTGGCTGCTGCAGCGTGACATGGCGCCCCCCCTGACGACCGCGTGAGCGGGCAGAGTCGCCCCGGCCGGGGCGGCGCGTCGATTCAGCATTGGTGACCGGCGAGCCGTAACGGGGCACAGCAGGGCATTCTCGTTTCGGCCGGGCGTTCACTTTAATGTGAAGTGTCACCAAGTGGAAACGTGATTCGCCGTCGCCGCCCGGCGGCGCAGAGTAACCTCGGGCGGTTGTCGAGACCGCGCCAGGTTACGCCTCCCGGTAGCAATGGGAGAACGTTAAAAAAACGTCAATCGCCTGTGGCAAAACGCAATTCCCGCAGTAGCGTGCCGTTGATGATTGATTCACGCGGCGTCGCCGATTTGTGGGGCGTGCATCCCGATACCGCACGCCGCCACCTGCGCGCACGCTTCGGCGCCGGCCAGCGCAGCATGGGCGCCGAGCGCTGGCCCACCGCCAAGGTCTGGTGCTGGCTGTTCCCCGGCCGCGCGCCGCCGTCGGCGCCGCCGGATCCGGCGCAGTCGGACTGGGAGTAGGCACGCCGGCCTCGGATGCGCATTGGCATGTACCCCGCGCAGGGCTGGCTTGTAGTTTTGACTCTGGAATGCTTACGTCTGGATGATCACAATAGGTGAAGCTTCATCCTCGGACGGGACCGAAAACCATGGCCAACATCCAGATCCGCCGGCGCGGCGGCCCTGACTCTGACCCGCTCTGGCAACTCCGCGTGCGGGTGCAGGGCAAGGACTGCTACCGTCACATGCATGGCACCCGGGGTGCAGCCGAGGCGGCGGCGGCGGCGTTCGCCGAGGAACTCGACGGCCGCGCGCCGGACTTCACCCCCTCGATGCCCTTCCGCGCCTGGACCGAGACGTGGATCGCCCGCCACCTGCCGGGGCTCGCCGGACAGACCGCCGGCAGCTACCGCGGCATCCTCGACAAGCACCTGCTGCCGGCGCTCGGCGACAAGCGGCTCAGCCGGATCACCACCGCGGACGGGCTGCGCCTGCAGCAGCGCCTGACGCGCGCGCGCTTCGCCGCCAGCTCGATCGCCCAGACACTGCGCCTCGGCCGGCAGATCCTCGCCGACGCCGCCCGGCTCGGCGTGATCGCCACCAACCCGTGGGCCGAGCTGCGCCAGGCGCACCCGCGCCGGCGCCACCGGCCGGAGATCCTCGACCCGACGCGGTTCGGCGAGCTCGCCGCCGGCCCGCCGGACGATCTGCAGGAGATCCTGCGGCTGGCGCTGGGCTCCGGCCTGCGGGTCGGCGAGCTCCTCGCCCTGCGCTGGCGCGACGTCGCCGCCGGCTTCGAAACGCTCGCGGTCACCGGCTCGCTGGAGACCGTGCTCGGCGCGGTCGCCCGGAAGGCGCCAAAGAACGAGGCCGGCTACCGGCGGGTAAGCCTGCCCGCCGAGGTTGCGGCGATGCTGCGCGCGCGCTGCCTGCGGCTCGGCCGCCCCGACGGCGAGCGCCCGGTGTTCGCCGCCGCCGCCGGCGGCTGGCTCCGGCCCAACACGGTGATCGCCGCCGCTCGCAAGCGGTTGCGCCGCGACGGTATCGCCGCCTCGATCCACGGGCTGCGCCACGCCCACGCCACCGCCCTGCTGAGCGCCGGCATCGCCCCGCAGACCGTCGCCAACCGCCTCGGCCACAGCGACGTGCGCACCACGCTGAGCGTCTACGGCCACGTGCTGCCGGGCGACGACCCCCGCGTGGTGGCCGTGCTGAACAAAGCCTATGCGGCGTAACGAAGGAAGCTCGACGATGGCTGACTTTCCCTTAGGCGAATGGTTCGATCTGTCCAAGCCGATCTCTCGGGATGACCGTGAGATATGCGAGGCGCAGATGGCTTTGTATGCGCTCAAGCAGGGCGACGATCCGGCGGGTCCGGACTGGCGCGCCGCGTGTGCGGAGTTGCGTGCCGCTGTCAAGCAGCACAACGCCGCACTTCGCTCACCTCGATGAAACTGACCGCCTTCCATGAACCTCGCCGGCTGGATCATCGTTCCCGCGTTCGGCGCGCTGATGCTTTACGCCGCACTGCTGCCCGCGACGCCGCACCCAGGCGCCGTGCCCGGCCACGTGCCCCGCCAGCAGAGCCTGGCGCAGTACTGCCTCGGGCTCGCCGCGCTGCTGGGCGGCTGCGGCCTGGCCGGCGCCTGCGCGGTGGCCTGCTTCGCCGCCGGGCCGATCGGCTGGCTGTGCGGCCTGTTTCTGGTGCCGCTGGCGTTCTCGCTGGGCATGCTGGCGGGCGGCGTCGTGCTCGTACTGGTGGTCCCGGCCGGCGCGATTTGGCTGATCAGCGCCGCCGCCGGCGGCGGCCTGCACTGGTAAGGCAATCGATTGATTAGGTTAGCAATCGCCACTTGCTAGCCAGCGATTCGCTAGCGTAGCGTGAACGTCCCGTAACCGAGGCACCACTATGCCGAAATAAGGAAACGCCGGCTCTCCCTCCCGACGAGGTAGGCCGGCGCGCCCCGAAGCAAAACGCACGTCAAACGTTGGTGGAAACAAGATTGCAACCCCACCATCGGACATTGCGGGCCGTTTCGCAACCCCTCTCGAAGGGGGCGACGTCACTTTGTCGTTTTGTCTTTGGGGCGCACCCCACACCGAGGGGAGGAGCCGGGTTTCCGGGAGGGAAGCCTGTGACGCCAGATGAAAAAACCGCCGTGCACATCACCGCCTGCGCCAGCCTGAAACCGGGAGCCCTCGGCTTCCTCTATGCCTGCCTGTTCCGCTACGCCCCGCCAGGCCACGCATCGTTCAAGCGGCAGGCCGACACCATGACCGGGCCAGGACGCAAACTGCGTAGCGTCTGGCGCCATGTGGCCGAGCTCGAGGCCGGCGACTGGCTGGAGGTGACGCGTCAGCCCTGCCGCTGGATCGCCGGCAAGCGGTATCAGCCGCCCAACACCTACCGGATCCTGACCGTGGGCCAGCGCCACGCTAGGCAGCTCACGCGGGCGGCCGAGACGGCGACCGAGGTCGAGCTATTAGTGTGCCAAATTGGCACGGTAGCTTCTGCAGAAGAATCTAACCTTCCCCTATCTCTTACCGAGTCCGTACCCGCGCGCGAGGCCGCCCGTGCGCGTTGGCTTCCGACACTGCCGTCGCTCGGCGAGCAAGCAAGCGGCATTGAACAAGAGGGGTTCGAGGTCCATGCCACAGTCCAAGCACCGGCGGAAACCAGGCCAGAAGGCTGTGCGGCGTCCCGGGGGGCGCCATCCGGCAACGGATCAGGAGACGATAGCATATCGCGATGCGCTGATCGAGGATTGGCTGCAAGGCAGCGAGATTGGTCGAGAATTACTCGAGAAGTATCCACTCAGCGAAGCCTGCGATCATGTCCGACAACTGTTGGACAAGCGAATCCTCCGAATGGAAGTGCAGGACGAGGGCCAGGCCGGGATGCGGGTGCGGCTCCGGCCGGCGACGATAGCCCCGCCGGGAGGCGGTTGGGGGAGCGAGCGATGACTGAGACACGCGAGCGGGACCAGACCGATGCCGGGCAGTGCAAGGACTGCCAGTGGAGCGGCTGGCACATGGCGCGCACGCACTACAATACCCGTGAGTGGACGGCAGAGTGCAGGCGTTGGCCACCAGCAGCCGGGCTGCATCACACAGACGCCGGCGAGCGGTTGCTCCAGGCGATGGCGGCCAAGGAATTGATCGATTGGCCACGCGCCCTCTGGCGTGGCGCCTACATGGCCGCAACGGCGGCCATCGCGCACAACGGCATCCCGATTGACGCCGAGCTGTACCGCCGGTGTTCGAGCCTGAGCCAGGCTGCACGGAATGGGCGTGTACAGATTGATAAAGTGTGCGCAATTGCTCGTTTGGAGAGGTGGCCGATGCCACACTGGGGCATACTTGACTGGCGGCTGCACGCTGTCGGCTCCATCGTATGCGCCCTGGGCGCGATCGCAGATGTTGCGGTGGGATATCCCTGGATCGGCCTGATCGCGGCATTCGCCTCTGGCTCGTGTTCCATGACGGCGGTGGATTTCTGGTATCGCCGGAAGACGTTTCGGCAGTTCCACGATTACAGATCGAGGTTGAACTCGTGTGGCGAGCAATGATCGACGAGGCGTTGACATGAACGTGCGCACACGTCAGCAAATAATAGCGGATGCCGAGAGCCTGATCATGGCCGAGATCGAAAGGCACTTCCCCATAATTCGGAACCAGCTTGCCGAACTTCATCCGCTAGAAGCCTACGCGCTGCTAGGCAATCTCATGGTCGAGATGATCGAGCGCTTCCCGCCAGGCGAACGCATGCAACTGGCCAACGCATGGATCAAGACGTTCCGCGAGACGTTCCGCGAGGGCGTTCGGGATGGATTAGACGCACAGCCCGGCGCGGTGGCCGCACTGCAACCAGCGCAAGACTTCTGCCGCCGATGCGGCGGTCCGTGCAAACGGCGGCCGAGGCATACAGATCGATAGAGTTCCCGCTAACGGAGGATTGAGCGAGTTGGCGACTTCGTATGAGCACTAACAATCCGGTCCGCGTCCTCGACCTGTTCAGCGGCATCGGCGCCTTCAGCCTCGGCCTCGAACGTGCCGGCATGCGGACGGTGGCGTTCTGCGAGATCGAGCCTTTCGCCCGCCGCGTGCTCGCAAGGCACTGGCCGGATGTCCACATATTCCACGACGTGCGCGAGTTGTCCGCGCAGCATCTTTCCGCGAAAGGGCTGGGCGTTGACCTCATCTGCGGCGGATTCCCCTGCCAGGACATCAGCGTTGCCGGACGAGGCGCCGGCATCGGCGGCGAGCGCAGCGGACTGTGGTCCGAGTTCGCCCGGCTCATTGGCGAGATACGACCCCGCTACGCGATCGTGGAGAACGTCTCAGCTTTGCTTGGACGGGGGCTTGGAGACGTTCTCGGAGACTTGGCCGCGCTCGGGTATGATGCGGAGTGGCACTGCATTCCCGCTGCGGCCGTTGGCGCACCGCACATCCGGGACCGCATCTGGATTGTGGGGCACGCCAACCGGGCAGGATGCCAAGGGATCGCAATGGAGCAGCGGCAAGGATGG